AATGAAGTCGAGTGGCGTAAGATCCTTATTAACATAAATCGCGTCGACGACCTTGAAATTCAGCCCATCATAAAAGCCATCCAATATAAAATCGGATTCAATCTTAGTTGCCTCGGCTCGTAGACCATCATCGGAGCTATCGTTTCCATAATCCCCGTCCAAATAAAGGGCAACTTCGTCACCCTCTTTCATAAGGTAACCCCTTTTAGCGTGGATGGAAGCGGTATAAACCCCAACGGTTCCCCTTGCCTCGGCAAATTCTTTTAACTTCAAACTTTCGTCAATAGCGCCCAAATATCCAGACTGCTTAGGCTGTGAGAGATAGTTAGATTTTTTAAACGGAGCGATTTTTCTAATTGGCTTGCTCATAAACTCATCCACTCCAAGGACTTATGGTATTCCATACGGCTTTAACTGTCTCTGTCCAGTTGTTAAGCTTCAAACTCCGATTCCTCAAAATTAATATTCACTCGCGTGATCTTAAATCCTTCGGCGGTTAAGTGGTCCATTCCCAGCGTATCCATGACGCAGTGCAATTCTTTAAGAATTTCTTCTTTAAGTTTTTTCTCTTCAAGCTTCTTTTCGATCAATGGAATTAGCATTTCGCATATTGTGATCTTGCTCATAACTGTCTCTCCTCTGCAAATATCATGGTTAAAGCACACCGGCAGTTGATGTGACTCGGGGGTCCGTCAAGGTATTCATCCGTGCCGGGTATATAAAATTGCTCGTCTAAACCTACCTCAACAGCATCCATCGGTTCACATATCGGACAAAGACGATCATCGGGAGTGACGATCCACTGCTTTCGAGTTTCGGCAGCATTCACCACGCCTTGTTCTTTTGCCTGCTCCCATGTTTCTCTTTGACCAGCATTTACAGCCTCTTGAAGTTCGTTTTGGGCTATCACTCTTGATCGGTAGGTAAGCTGTCGTTCAGCGTAGTCGTCCGTCAGTCGATCGATTCTTTCTTGCGAGAGATTGGCGATAAACTCACGATCAATTACGCGAGACGACCTTGTGCTGCTGATTAATGATTCCTGCTGAAACCTGGTTAATTTTCCAGGCACCACGTTTTCCAGCTTGGCTCGAAAGTTTTCAACCGCCGTTTGTTGCTGAATCGTTAGTCCAATAGCATCTCGGATCATCAGCGCAGCTCTTCTTGGCGGAGTACCGAAATCAATCGTTGAAGTTATGGCGGAGGCGATGGCTCTGCGGCTCTCTCTCGTCACGCCCTGCACCAAGCTTGCAGTTTGATTCAATATGAATCTCTGAACTCTAGGATTGGCCGTATTGACGTTAAACCCGCTCGGCTGACCAATCGTTGGAATGATTCTGCCTATCGCTTGCCGCATGAACTCCTGTGTGGATTGCGCTGAGCTTAACAAAGCCCCTGAATAGAGCCTGTCGAGACTGTTTACATCCAGCGCACCAGAAAACGGAATGATCGCCTCAATCTCTCTAAACCTTCTTTGCTGAATAAGCTCTGTCAGGTCATGAAGATTTATTTTCCCCTTAAATCTTGAGAGCTGGCGATTGATGGAGGTGGAAAGCAGCGGCTGTATTCGGTCTATGATTTGTCGTAAAACCTTCCACTCACCACGATCGATAGTAGCCTTCTTAACTCGCATCATTTGAGCATTAAATCCGCCCGGTCGTCGGAGACCTTAAACCCCTTTTTTATCCAGGTTTTCGCCAATTCAGGAGCAACCTCTCCACGACTTACGGCTGCCTGAATCTCTTCAAGCAGGCCATTATCGGTGGTATCAAAACCCATATTATTTTGATTGTGGTGGTCCTTTTCAGGAAGCCCGGCCGCCCGCAAAAGAAAGTTTTCAATTTCAGGATCTGGAAATATCGATGCCCCTGAAGCCGAAAGCCTTTGAAGGAAGTTACTCGTTGCCTCAAGGTCAACACTTTCAACATCCCCAGGAACAAACTTAGGAAGATTTTCTGTTGCCATTCCATTGAGACGAAACAGCCTAGGAATTGCTATGGTATTCATGACAGAAGCTATTGCTTTCAACCAGGCCCCGATGGCTGTGCCGAAAATGTGGGTTTTATCGCTCGAAAGCGCAAACGATCCCACCTTGTCATGACCCAACAAAATGAAGTCTGCCAAAAGTGACCCGGCAATTCCTCGATTGTGTCGATTAACCACCTTGTCCGTATCGAACTGTCTCTGTCCGCCCGTGCTTAAAAGCTTGAGCTCGAACATCTGATTTCCCTTTTCGTCCCGTATGCTCGGAAAGATCACTCCCTCTTGCTCGTCTCTGCGGATGTTTTTGATGATCTTTTCTATTTGAGCCAGCGTCGCCTTCGCTTCTGGCGAGGCACACGAGCCCAATAATTCGGGAGGAACAAGGGCAACTGGTAGACCCGCCAAGTCTCTTTCGATTCCAATTCCTTCAATGTTTTCGATATGCTTTTTAAAATAAAAACTTCTGTAAGCGTTTCGCAGAACTGACCGACCCTCTGGATTTCCTTTAATTGTGTTAGTTCTGAAAAGAAGAGCTTTTTCCCACGGAATTTCTCTAAGTCGATAATCAGGGGCAGACTGTTGAATCATCGCAAGGACGTTTCCCTCGTCGTCAAACTTCCAGTCATAAAGTGTTTCCTGGGCTCTTAGGGGAAGTTTCCTCCACCCAATGCGACCATCGGAATATTTACTCGTAAGCTTTTCATCGGAATTATAGCCACCGCGCTTTTTGTAAACGATTTCATGGTAGGCCCAGCCAAAGGGAAGCATCGACAGGATTTCACTTATAACATCGCCCCATGACATTTCCATGTCTTCGAGGACGGATTCCACAAATTCTTTTCGCTCTATGTCTTCTGGCTTGTCAGATTCCGCCTCAACTCGCCAGTCGGCTTGTCGCATAAGCATTTCAATCGCGAATAGGGTGCCGCCCACGATCGCGTCGTTGTCGCGCATTTCTTTGTAGACTCTAACACCCTTGATGCCCTGAAGTTCTTTTAAAAACTCTTCATAAACCCATCCACCCTGGCGATTAAGTCCTGAAAGACCGAGCTCCAAAAATTCATCCTGTTTGAGTATTTTATCGCTCATTTATTTCCCCCAAAGGCTGGTTTTCTCGAGATTCATTCCACCCAGATCGTAACCGAAGTTCTGTCTCTTGTTGTAGTGAAGTTTAGCGTGGATTGCCAGCCCCAGTGAGTCAGCCTCATCGGGTGATTCCTTGCCTGTGCGGGCTTTATAATCGTCTTTTGATTCAATCATCAGGCGCCCCTTAGAGTCCAAGAAGTATCGAATGTCCGGAAGTTGCTCCTCCCAACAGTCGGAATTATCTAGCCCAAAGCCAGCCTCAAGAGTCTCTCGAACATCAGAAAAGATCTGAGCCTTTAGATTCGCAAACCGCATCTTGTCTTTGTCGGTCTTTGCACCCGCTCCGAAGTGAACCTCCATAAGAGTAATGTCGGGTATGAAGTTTTGCTTTCGATTCTCTTTTAAAATGTCGATCACGCCCGACCCCAACCCAGTCGCATCCACGGCGACAGCCTCAATACCACCACGATTAATGATTTCAGAGATAATTCCGGCCACTTCAGTGTTTTCTTTTTTGTTATAAATCTGAATCCCACAAAGCCCCTCGTCATTAATGAGGCAAAGAACCGTTGAGTCCCCGCCCATTCTCGCCACATCCACCCCAATGTATTTTGGAGGCAGCGCGCTCGGACCCTTGTTTATAGCATTTTCAAGTAGGTCGATTGGGATCATAGAATTTTCGTCGGTCTCTGGGAACTCTCCTAGAACCTTGCTGAGCACCAAAGGATGGGTAAGCCCTTTTTTTAAACATGCCTCTAAAACCCATTGAGCCGAGACGATATTCTTATCGACGACTTTGTATTTTTCCATGGCGGCAATTCTGTCTTGAATCTTCGTGGCCGATAGCTTGGCCAATTCCTCCCGAAGCGCGGCCATATTCGTCAGCTTATTTGCTATCATATTCGGGGAGTCGAAGCAGGATAGTTTCACGTGAAACCAATACGGATCCAAAGTGGCCTGGTGAAACGGTGTTCCGCGTCTAAGTGGATTTCCAATCGCGAGCATTCGCACGTTGCCGGAGGTTAACATACCCTCGGCCTGCTTCCAAATGTCAGGAGGAATCCCCTGAGCTTCATCGAACACAATTAAAACATGAGGGGCATGAACTCCTTGAAATCCTGATCCGTGCGTGTCAGATCCGGCTTCATGCTTTGAAGCAACTCCCATCGCAAACCAATCAGTATCAAGCCTCCACTCAGTCGTGAGCATATCGCCGCCGAGCTCATGCTTCGAGGTCTGAAATCCAGTTCTTATTTCCGACCATAATAAAGCTCGAACTTGTCGAAAGTTCGGGGCCGTAGTGATTATCTTACTTTTATTAAAAGCGGATCCGAACCAAAGAACTATTCGCGCGGCAGTGAATGTCTTTCCCAGCCCGTGACAGCTCGTAACCACGACTTTGCTGTGATTCGCCAGGGCCATGGATACGCTCTCTTGATACGGCTGAAGCTTCGCTCCCTGTACCTTCGTTATGTGGTAAACGGGATCCTTAAAACGTTTAACGGCTGCTTTTTCAGTTCCCGTAATCGCCATTTTCTACCCTGGCCACCAAAGCAGAAACACTAAGCCGCTCTCCGTCTTTACCAGTCAACTCGCGCTTATCTCTCCAATTAAATCTGTTTTTCATGTTAAAAATCCAAATCGCAGGGCTGAACATTCCAAGCGGTACGCCATCCTTTGTTTGTTTTAAGCCCAGCATTCCGGCTATGCCCGCATTTTCCCACCAAACCTGACACAATCCCTCTCCGATTTTTTTGGCATCTGTAAAATCTTTGTGAACAGCTTCCCACTCGTATATCGTGTCCCTGCTTTTTCCTATCTTCCCAGCAAAGCTCTCAAAGCTTAGTCCACCCCGCATGTGAGCAATTAGCTCATCACAATACTCTGGCCTGTAAGTAATGGGCCTGCCCCTGGTTCGCGGCGTGCCCTTGGTTCTGCCCTTTCGCTTGCTCTCCTCCCCTGGCTCTCTCATGCCGCCCCAGCCTTTCTAATCTTTACCTCAAGTCGCTTTGTTCGAATGTCGTCGATGCTTATCATTTTTTCGTCGCTTAAAAGAAATACAGGGGCGTTCTCCTTAGAGCTTTGATAAGTTTCTAAAATTTTCTGAGCTTCAGGACAGTCTTCAGCTCGTTGAGAGACTTCCAGCTTATGCGCTCCCATCGACCAAATTTCAGAAGGCCAGACAAAGCACATTCGCTTCTTTTCGGCTTTAACTGGCTTTTTAACCTCATTTAGAGCATTTAAATCTTTTAGGCGGGCGTGATTGGTGACGTCAGTCAGTCCTTCGATTGAGAGGTTTTCGATACTAATTCCCTCAATGCCTTGGAGGTCGAACTTTATCTCCCCAATATCTAGTTCAGCCCAGGAGGCAATAGCATTGTCAGCGTGCAAAAACTCATACTCCTGAGCGTCGGTCGTAAAATCCTGATACACCACTGGAAATGTGGGCATATTTAAATGTACAGCAGCGGCCAATCGACAGTGTCCCACCACAACGAATCCCGATTTCTTTGAAACGATGATCGGATGTCTTATTCCGTGCGACGAATAAAGGCTTGCGAGTCGCTCAACCTGCTTTTGTGGGTGTTTATTGCGATTCTTGGGATGTGGGCGAAAGGCCGTGAGGGCAAGAAGCTCATCATACTTGCAGTGAATTGTTTGTTTCATTTTCTCTCTCCTGGAATAATTTCATTCCGTAATTGTTTACCTGTTCTGTTAGGTCTAAATTGGGCTTTAAACGCAGTTTATTATGTTTAAACTTTCTATAATCCACATAGTGGTGAACTCTTCCAAAGCGAACGCTCATTCGACACACGTCAGGGTGAAGTCGCTCTATCATGCTGCTCTTTAAAATCGTTCCATCCACGTAAACGGTATCTGTATTTCCACCCTTCATCCTCTGAGTGGCCATTTTCTCCTGAATGAAGGCATTGAAAAGAATCGTGCAAAATCCATCCTTAAGCATTCTAAGGCTTAAATCCGTATCCTCATTAAATCGTCCTCTCCACCTGTAGGGGAGATCGTTCCGTATCAGGTTGCAGCTATAAATCCTCGTGTTCAGATGGAAGGGAGGGTGGGCATATTTTGTATGGGCAAAGTTGGAATATTGAGGACCGGCCATTGCGATATTTTCATAGCGATCGACGAAGTCCTCCATCACTTTAAACATGGTTCCGTCCTGAATCGTGTATTTCATATTTCGGTTCAGTCGATAAAACCATCGAATGTTATCATCCATGATCCAGTGTCGATCGTGACCGTTCGCCCGCGAGTGATCTCCTCCGAAGTTTCTAGCGGCTCCAGAGCCCTTGTTTCTAGTGTTTCCGAGGTCATCACAGGCATCATAATTTTCCTTATATGACATATCTAAGACCAGAATTTTGCTTTTATCGATGAGGGCTGCATAATTTTCATAATCATCCGGCTCGACAATGACATGGTAGTCGACGCCAATTTTATCTAAGGACTTCATCGTCAAGCGAGTTTCAGCTCGACCCTTTGAAGGTATGTAAATTGGATACTTAGGATTCATTTGAGGCACATTTAAACGTGTTTTGATATGACGGCTTTAATTCTGGGTGCCAAATAAAAGTGGTTTTTTCGTTTATTTTCTGGCCCATAAGTTTACTAAAGGAGTCGACATCCTCTTGGTTTAAAAAACTGACCATAATTTTTCTGTAAACCGAATCCTCCTGTACAAACTCTGGCATATCTTTCCAGTGGTCGATGGCATCAAAATTTGTGTCGATCGACATAATCAACTCGCCAGAGGGCAGCGCAACCTCGTTAAAATCCACTTCAACACCGTTTAGAAAATCAAGCACCCCTTCGGCGGTGATGTTTCCATAGACGCTATTCATTCGAAGAAGCTTTTGTTTTGCCTCTGCTTCGTCCTTAGCTTCAATAAAAACTACTGGAAAGGCCGGCAGCTGATAACCGCGCTTCTCTAATTGCTGCATGGCGGACAATCGACCGTGACCATCCAGGCAGTAGTTTAATTTTCCACTTTTCCAGATAAAGAACGGAAAACTAAACCCATACGTTTCGATGCTCTTAATAATCTTGTCGATGTCGCTGGCTTGTCGAAACTTAAACTTGCCCTGAAACTCGGTTATTTCCTTGAAATCAAGGGTCTGGGTTCCGGTACATTTAATTTCTATTGTTTTCATGCTGTTCTTTCTAAAGCTTCGGGCTTCATAAAATATTGAATTGTTCTATTAAGGCCGACATTTAAACCCACCTTGGGTGCCCAACCTAAAAGCTGCCTGGCTCGCGTGATGTCTGGTTTTCTTTTCC